TGAGTATGAACTTATTAAACAACAGTCTGGAGAGTTTGTTGGAGCCCTGTTTATTAAAAGGGTATATATGGACTATCTAAAGAAAAAAGAACAAAAACTCTTAAAGAAAATGAAGGAAACTAAATAATGAGAATTATCGGACTTGATATGCCATTTGCTCGTCTAGTTAATGATGCAGCTAATATGTGCCGTTGGAATCCTAATGAGGCTATGAAATGGTTTGATAGCGCTCGTTCAAGGGCTGTTAATCCTATTGATGTAGCAAATTATAATAGAGCAGTTAAACGCGCTTGCGATACACTTAATTCTATTGAAAGTAGCTATTATTACAACAAAGAGTATCAAGAAGATTTCTGGGGTGTAGATGTAGTACCAACTAGACCGCAGCCTCTTAATTTTGAATTGTCTCTTAGTGAATATCTTGCGCTCCAGAATCCAGTAAATTGAACTGGTAAAATGGTTAATTTTCAGCTATAAATTACTCAGTAGAAAAAAATGACTGAGCCTTATAACTTCGATAAGATTGCTTCTGATGTAAAACACGTAGATAGTAGATATACTTGGATTAGAGATGACAATGGATTTGTTCATTTCTATAAAAGAAAAGATTACTATACTCAAACTCATTTTATGACTATAGCTTTTCATCAGGATTCTGGTATTAACTACATAGAGTTTTTAAAGACAGTTAATGCAATCTGTCAAACTCTAAGCGAATTAGATTATGCTAAACATAAAGTAGATCTTTTAAATAAAAAGAAAGGTAAAAAAAGTGCCAGAAGGTCCTGAGGTACTTCATGTAACTACACAACTTAATTCTGTAGTTCAAGGAAAAACTTTAGAAATAATTAGCCCTGTATCAGGTAGATACACTAAATCTCCTATTGTAGGTTTAGATAAGTTTAAATCTGAGCAGGTCAAATCAGTTCAATGTCATGGTAAATTTATCTGGTGGACACTAGAATCTAGCTGGATATTTTCTACTTTAGGCATGACTGGTAGCTATAAAACGGAGCCGAATAAATATGCTCGAGTTAGATTCAATTTCAGTGATGGTACTAGCGTATTCTATTGCGATATGCGTAATTTTGGTACTCTCAAAATAATCTTTTCAGAAAAAGAACTGAATAAGAAGTTACAAGAACTAGGACCAGATATGTTAAATAATCCTCCTAGTTTATCTATATGGCTAGAAATATGTAAAAGAAATCAAGCTAAGACATTAGTTAGCTTCCTAATGGAACAAAAAGCCATTGCCGGAGTAGGTAATATCTATAAAAGCGAAAGCCTATTTTTAGCAAAACTTAATCCATCGAAAAAAGTAAAGGACTGTAACGAAGATGAACTTTCAAGATTGTATCACAGTGTCAAACAAGTGCTCAGAAATAGTTATGAGATGGGCGGCGCTACCATACGAAACTATAGCGATCTATACGCTAATCATGGCACATACATCCAATTTCCTAGTAAGCCAGATGAGATGATGAAAGCTAGACTAGGAGTTATGGTCTATAGCCAAAAACAAGACCCATACGGAAATCCAGTAGAAAAAATCAACCTGGATGATGGAAGAACAACCTGGTGGTCTCCAGCCATTCAACAATAATAGATAAGCTACTACCTCTTGTCAAAGAGCTTCTGATATCAGAACCTGTCGATGTAATTGAAAACGATGGGCAAGCTATCTATGAGTGTTTTACTTGGGAATTAGTTTCTCCAAGAGAAGATGGGCTAAGTAAAATTGGTAGTGCAAATATTACTACAGCTCAACATATGGTCATAAAGGCCTTACACGACGTTAGAGATGTTGAGCCTTTACAAAATGCTAAGATAGTATTTAATACTATCCTAACCAAGCTAGAAGCGGAGCGAGTAATCAGACGTCCGCCTAAAGAAACAAGAAAAGGATTTAAAATTATAAAAAATGACTGAGAATACAGAAAAGAAAAAGAAACCAGAACCTAAGGCCCTTGATCCACAAGACTTTAAGGTTAAGATTAACCAGATAGTAGATCAGCTAGTGCTCATTGAATCATCTAGAGATGTAATCAAAGATATACAGTCGTATCTCAAGACAGAGTATGGACTTGCATCAGGTCTTACTCGTGCAACTGCTGTTGCGGTATTTAAGCGTAACAAAGATGAGCTAGAAGAGAAAAACGAAGCTATCTTGTCTCTTGTAGAACTTTGCGAATAATTTTTATTTGCTAGTTACCCATAAGATAGCTTAACATATATCTATACGTTGCCATTTGGGACGTATAAAATCTTGCTTTTAAGGAGATAAAAAAACATGACTACACTTGATATTATTCGTCAAATTGAAGACGCACTTTTTGGTCAGCTTGACTACCTAGCTTCGGCCAAAACCTTCTTACCTTATAATCTATATAAGGAAGATAAGACTGGTAACTACATCTTAGAGATGGCAGTTGCTGGATATAACAAAGATGACCTATCAGTTGAATACGTAGACGGTAGGCTAACTGTAGAAGCTCAGCCTTCTTCAGCTTATCCAGAAAATTCCCTACGTTGGGTCCATCAGGGGCTAACTAAAAAGGCCTTTAAGACAGTATTCCCAATTTCACCAGTATTTCTAGTTGATGAAGTCACGCTTAAGGATGGTATGCTAAAGATTACCTTCTCTCGTAATCCAGAGAAAGTAACCAAGCTTCCAATTAAGTAAAATGTGGCCATACACAGAAGAAGAGCTGGACTGGCTCGGTTAACGACAGAGGGAGAGTAATCTCCCTCTGTTTTTATTTGACCCATACTCTAAAATAGTATAAGATAGAAAAAATGACAGAATTCAAAACATTAGTTCTTAATGCGGACTACACTCCTATAAGTGTACTACCACTTCACGTAATTAGTGCTAAACAGGCGGTTATAAGACTTTTTGCCGATACCTGTTCGGTAGTATCTGATTATGGCACTCCTATTAAGACTCCAAATCCAAACATCAAGTTAAATTGGCCTTCTATAATTATTCGCAAAGAATATGTTAAAAGGACGCAAAAACCTGTGCTAACTAAAAGCTCTTTGCTTTATAGAGACCGGGGTCATTGTGCTTACTGCAATACTAAACTTTCAATGGAAACTGTTACTAGAGACCACGTTATGCCTCTGTCAAAAGGCGGCAAAGACGATTGGCTAAATGTAGTTGCAGCGTGTCCAACTTGTAACTATCTTAAATCAGATCATCTGCCTGTAGGTAAGTGGAAACCAAATACAAAACCTTGGCATCCTACTCACGAACAGTTGATAGAGCTGAGAAAATTATTTCCTGTTACTGTATATCACCCTTCCTGGGTTGATTATCTACCTGCATGGAAAGCCGAGATTAAAGTAGCATGGAACTAGTTTTAGGATTAGTTTCCTCTATTGCTTTTTTAGTATTCTTAATTGGGCTTTTTGCTGCAGTATCTCACGCTGTTTGGAGTATCTTTGATGACTAATAGAGCTATAATATTTTGTGACGGAGCCTGTAAAGGTAATCCCGGTCCTGGAGGGTTTGCGGCTAAAATTTACTACTTGGATAAAGATCCTAAGATAGTAATAGGTCGCGACCCCCAGACTACCAATAACAGAATGGAACTACGAGCAGCTATAGAAGGTATTAAGAACGTAACCATAGAGACAGATACTATAGAGGTTAATACTGATAGTCAATACCTTAAAAAAGGTATAACAGAGTGGATTCATTCCTGGAAAAGAAATGGTTGGAAAACTGCAAACGGTAAACCTGTAAAAAATCAAGATCTCTGGAAGGAATTAGATTTTCTATCTTCTCATATATCTATAGAATGGAAATGGGTTCCTGCCCATTCTGGCATAGCAGAAAATGAAGAAGTAGATACCTTAGCAAGCGAGTGTTGTTATAATGGATAATATTATTAATTTTCAAGACCTAAAAAGTAAAAAAGACGGAACCACATCTCCTAAAGAAATGATGCTAAAAATTGTAGGCGAGATACATAACCTTATAGACCAAGGTAAATTATCTGGTATAGTTGCTGTGGGTATGGGATCTGATAATAAAATATTTTCCATAATAGCAGGAGAATTTGATATTATCTTGGCTATAGGTGGCATTGAATCAGTGAAACATATGATGCTATCCGGTAGTGAGATGGTAGATGAAGATGATTAGTATGATAATATTAGCCATGGGATTTATAGTCCTATGGTTAATGTCTTTGAGGTAATAGTGAATATAGACATATTTAATACAGATAAACGGTATTCGGTTATTTACGCCGATCCACCTTGGACATTTGAAACCTACTCAGAAGCTGGTGGAGATAGAAGTCCAGATTATAAGGTTATGACTTTGGAAGATATTAAAAATTTACCGATTAAGAAGATTGCGGCTCCTAACTCAATCTTATTTATGTGGGTAACTTTTCCTATCTTGGACAAAAGTTTCGAAGTAATGAAAGCGTGGGGATTTGAATATAAAACCTGTGCATTTACTTGGGTAAAAACTAATAAAACAGCCAATCTTAAAGCCTTAGATGTAGATAAAGATATACGCATGAATCTAGGATATTACACTAGAGCTAACGCAGAACTATGTCTACTCGGTAGACGAGGTAAAACTTTAGAGCGTAAGGATAAAGGTGTTAGACAAGTAATCATATCTCAACAACGTGAGCATAGTAGAAAACCTGATGAAGCCTATGACAGAATAGAAAGACTATTTGATGGCCCATATCTGGAAATGTTTGCAAGAACGCAAAGACCTGGATGGGACGTGTTTGGTAACCAAATTGACAAATTTTGATTATTCCGTATGCAAAGAGGTAACAGCAGAAACTACCGAAAAAGGCAGGCTATATAAAACACCTGATGGTAGTTTTCCTAGCGTCACTACTATTTTAGGAAAAACGGCTAATAATATCTGGTTGCAACGCTGGAAAGATAAAGTAGGAGAAGAAGAGGCAGCGCGTGTATCTAAAGCTGCTACGGATCGTGGAGAGATAGTGCACAAATATCTAGAAAGATATTGGGATGGATCTAACTCTTGGGCAACTGATATTTTAAATGAAGAAATTACTACTCAGAAAATGATTACTAATCTCATACAGGCTACACAAAAAGGCGTAACTAATGTCTGGGCACAAGAAATACCTGTTTGGTCTAAACATTTAAGATATGCTGGACGAGTTGATATGTTTGGAGAGTGGAATAAAATTCCGGCAGTAATAGACTTTAAAACATCTAAAAAGAAAAAACAGATAAAAGATATTAAAGATTATTTTATACAGTGCACAGCATATGCTTACGCTCACAATGAAATTTTTAAAACAAACTTACAAAAAATAGTTGTTTTAATTACTGTGGAAAACGCAGATGTTCAAGTATTTGAATCACAAACTTTACCTTTCATCCCTGAGTTAAAATATAGAATTAATCAATACGAAAAATTACAGATTAGTTTATAAAGACTAATGAAAACTCGTAGAATATCTAAACAACAACAAGAAGAATTACTACAAAAACCTTTAACAGATCCTCAAAGAGCATTTATTAAAAGTCTTGTAGTTTATCAAAGTAAATATCCACAGCTCAGTCAAAAACAATGGGAGACTTTTAAAAGTATATACAATAAATATGTCTAAAGAATTGATAGAAATAGACGGTAAAGTGCTAGAAGCATTACCTAATGCAAATTTTAAAGTAGAAGTAAATGGGAATATCTTACTAGCTTACGTTAATGGAAAAATTAGAAAGAACAATATCAGAATATCTGTAGGAGATAGCGTGAAGGTAGAAGTAAGTCCTTACGACTTACATAGAGGTAGAATAATTTATAGAAATGGGTAAATATTCTATAGAAACTATACTAAAAAATAATCTAGCTCATGTCAGTAATACTTTTCCTACTGCACCACCAGTTAGTTCTAATACAGTATCTTATATTTTTACAGTAGACAATTCTAGTAATAAAAAGCTATTATAGCTATAAATCCCCGGAGGATAAAATGGCATCATCTAAAGACGTAAAAAGACTTGGAGACGGTAAAATAGAATATAGAGGCACCGTCTTTCCTGGGTTTAATAAACCTCGTTCTTCTACTAAAGAAGATAAAAAACGTATGGTATTAGCCAAAAAAGGGGATGAAGTTAAAGTAGTTCATTTTGGTCAAAAAGGCTATGGACATAACTACAGCCCAGATGCTAGAAAGAATTATCTAACTCGTAGTGCAGGAATTAGAGATAAGAGCGGACAACTAACTAAAGACGATAAATTCTCTCCTAACTATTGGGCTAGAAAAGTGTTATGGGCCGGGTCTGGTGGCTCTAAACTAAGTAATCCGAGAAAGAAATGAAAAAAACAAAAAAACCTCGTATGTCTTCGGTAGACAAAAGTTTAGGTGTAGGCGAAATAACTCCAACAACTAATGTCAGTAAATATAATATTGCTACCTACGATAAAGATATGGCTGCACAGACTCTTACAGGTTCTTATAAACCTGTTCGTCGTAAGAAGAAAAAATGAAGAAAGTTCCTGCTGAAACTGTAGACGGTAAAAGAGTTATTAAAAGATATCTTGGATCCCTTAAAGGTCAGTCAAGAAAAGAGAGAGCTAAGGAAGTAGTTGCTAGACGAGAGCAAGCTAGATCTGGTAATTACTCTTATCAACCTTTTAAAACAGATGAGGGCGTTGAGACTAAGCCAAGTAAATATACTTTGGCATATCAAAAACGCTACGGTAAGAAAAATGGCGCTAAAAAATAAACCACAAGATAAAGGCTTAGCTGGTAAAGCTAAAGAATCTAAAATACCTAAAAGTATTTTAGAGCAGGTATATCGTAGAGGTGCTGCTGCTTGGGCAACAGGTCACCGTCCAGGTGCTACAAGAGAGCAATGGGCATATGCTAGAGTTAATAGCTTTATTACCAAAGGTAAAACTTATTACACAGCAGATGCTGATTTAGCTAAAAAAGCTAGAACTGCAAAGAAAAAATAACTCTACTATTTACTAGTAGCTCTGTAAACCCCGTCCCAGTTAGCTGGTGGCGGGGTTTTTGTATACTCACGACAACGATCCATCATCATTTCGTAGTATGATTTCATATCGCCTTTAAATGCTTTCGTTAATCTTTCGCACAATATGGTAGCACTAGTGAAGTTTTTATTTCTATAATAATCTAACATATCGTTATGATCTTTTCTTGCATAAGAAAAACCTAAATCATCTATCTCTTTATTAGTGCCTAAAACAGTATAGATATTAACTCCTTGTTTTTTACCTTTTACCGCAATAGTGTCCAGTTCTAATATAAAATATTCATCTGAAACATACTCTGCAGTTTTCGGACCAACTACTAATTTGACTCCATACGGTTTGCTTTGTCCTTCGAGACGACTAGCAAGGTTGACAGCATCACCGAGGCAAGTATAATCGAAACGTTGATCGCTGCCCATGTTTCCAACAACAACCATACCGGTATTGATACCAAGGCCCATGCCAAAAGGAGGGACGCCTTCAGCCGCAATACTTCTGTTGAATTCATCTAAATCTCCTAACATACTTAAAGCTGTTTTAACCGCATTCTTGGCGTGCTGCTTGTCATCAAGCGGAGCATTCCAAAATGCCATTTGTGCATCGCCAATATACTTATCAAGCGTTCCTTCATTTTCAAGAATCTTTGCAGTCATCGCTGTCATATAGCGATTCATGATTTGGGTTAATCCTTGAACATTCTCACCATAGTGTTCGCTGATAGAGGTAAACCCACGAACGTCTGTGAACATGATTGACAGCTCTCTGCTATCTCCGCCAAGCTTTAATAGCTCTGGATTCTTCTGGAGTTTTTCTACAAGAGCCTTTGAAAGATAAGATTGGAATTGCTTCTTAATTTGTTGCTTTAGTTTAAACTCTTTAACAAATCTAGAATACACGACATATCCGTAGAATAGTGTTCCAAATATTAAACTAAATGTCCAATCAGTTAAATATTGATATTGATTAAAGACGTAGTAGCTTATACTAAACGGGACTAGTAGTATAACTACCCCCCATACTCCTACGAGTAGTTTATTTCCTTTATCAGCAACTAGAGCACTGACTGCTATCAACATACAGAAAAATAAAAGCTCAGTTAAATCTGCCCAATAAGGTCTAGTTATTTTATTATCGTTCCATAGAGTTTCCCACGCAGCTAAACTAACTTCGTGACCTAATTTAGTACCTGCAGGAGTTGCGATAGTATTAGTAATTCCTTCTACGTTTATAGCTAAAATAGCTATTTTACCTGTCAAGTCTCCCCAAGATTCCTCTTTCCAACTTTTAATAGGCCAGGTCCAAGACCAATCTATCCATAACTCTCCGCGCTTATCTGGTTCTATGGAAAAATTCTTATTGATATATATGCTAGATAATCCCGCCTCAGTAACTTTTGCTCTATAATTTTTAGCCCCATGTATTACTCTTGCTATTTCTAAAGGTAAAGAAGGATAGAACTTATCACCAACCATTAACACTAAAGGTATTTTTCTAGTTACTCCATCTAGTTCTGGGACTGTAGTAATCATACCCATACCTTGAGCTGTTTTAGATATTTCAGAAATACTACCTATTCCGTTTTGATACCTATAAAACCATTGTTCTTCTGTATTTCCTACGATAGCAAAACCTCTAGTTACTAGATCTCCTTTCCCTTTTAAAGAAGCAGATTGCGTTCCTATGACCTTACTATTTGTTATAACCTCTTTAAGTATTTCATCTTTATTAAATCTATCTTTTTCTGCAAAAAGCGGATATAGAACTACAATCTCAGCTCCATGATCTACAGCTTTTTTAATACCATCTGCTATTAAATCTCTTGGCCAAGGCCATTGACCTTGTTGCTCTATTGTAGGCTCATCAATTTCTATTATTACGGCTGTTTCACTAGTTTTAGTATCATTTAAAGTTAATAACTGATCAAATCCTTTGAGTTTTAAAATTTCTACTATATTAGGCTCGTATATCTTTATACCGATACCTATTGCGATTGTTAGTAAAGTAATGATTACTTTTTTCATTTTTGCTTAACCTTTAAAATACTGTTGGATTGCATATTTCCAGCTACAAACGCAGCAGAGATACCATCGCCATTGTATTCGATTTTTAATCCATAATCTTTATTAACTTTTACAGAAAATATAGAAATATCTAATCTTTGGGTTAATACGGTAGTGTCTTCTACTACTGTATTAATTTGTGTAGTTGGATTATATCCAGTCACTTGACCATCTCGTTCACTAAAATTATCAAAAATTGAATCTATATTGTTTAATCTAGTATTGAAAAAATCAGACTTTAGTAGGTCTACATTCAGTTCTTCAAATTTAAGAGGATCTTTATCCAGCATATTTACGTCTACAAATTTAAGGTCAAAATCCAATGGACCTTGTTCTTTTTCGACATTAGAAACTGTTTCTACAGATTTCGGCATGGACAGCAGTAAATCATTATTTATTACTCTGCCTAACATATTAAGAATAAGTGGATTTGAAGGCGGACTAGAGCTGCTAGTCACTATAGTAGCTTGATAGCTTCTATTTAGAATAACGCTTGCAACGTCTGTGCTAACGGTAATTTCTCCTGTGCTTCCATCTTGGTTAGGTAAAAGCATAATCAAACTTTTACCTAACTCATTGACACTCATAGAAAATTCTGTACCTCTAACTGCTATAGAAGCAGTAGGAGTTCTAACATCTACAGCTCCTACTTTTTTTGCTAAAAGTCCGCTTGCATATTGTACAGTGCCAGAAGATACTTTCATAGATAATTTTGCTAAATCTCTAGAAGGATCAAAAACATACTCATCTATTTCTAAGTCACTATGCTCAGTTACACTAACGTGGGTTTTGTCAATAAAATCTATCCTAACCTTTGAATTTTTAGTAGAGATAGTGTCCATAGATTCGATACCGTCTCGAATGCCTATAGGTTGTTCTTTTTTATTTCTTGTAACAGACGCCTGTCCGTTAAGCTCTGTTACATCTCCTATTCTTGCTTCAGTCTGTTTGAGATACAGTAACTGACTGATTATTACCGTTAGTAGTAATATTGATAATTTTTGCATTGGTTCCACTCTGGCTAAAACTAAAAGTTCCAGTATCTCCTGTATGATCATGTATTATTCTATGTGCTCCAGCTCCTGATTGATTGGTTGTTATAGTATTTGTGCTACCTGTTACGGTAAGAGTAAGTTCTGTATTACTACTAGATATAGTATTAGTAATACTATTACTGTCTCCGAAGATTGTTATACCTACAGTATTTATACCGCCAGTTATAGTAGATTCTATAGTATTACTACTACCAGTAATGTCTAGGGTATATTCATTAGTGCTACTATCTTGTCCGTTACTGCCTATTTCAAGAGTAACTGAATTAGAATCACCTGTTTTTGTAATAGATATCGTATTTGTATCTCCATAAACTGCAAAATCTAAAGAGTTACTGTTTCCAATTTGATTGACACTAATAGTATTGGTAGTACCGTTAATTATCGAAGGACTACTAGAAGTTCCAATTCTATTAGTTGCTCCATCTTGAGTAATAGAACCTGAGAATCCAGCGCCTGATTGTTCTATATATAAAACGTTACTTTGTCCATAAGCATGAGTGCTTAATAAGATCATTAAAATAGTATATAATTTTTTCATTCTGACATTCTCCAAAGCCCCTTTCTTGCACCTTCTTGAATTAGTTCTACTACTCCAGCTTCAATCGCTGCTCTGACAGCATAGTTTACAGGCTCATTTGTAGCTAAACCAGTTTCTATTTCTACGGCTCGAGTTCCTGCATCTACAAATTTAAAAACATCTATACCTACAGCAGAGCTAAGTATGGTTTTACTTGTAGCTACGTTAAGCAGCACTTCTCCTGTTTGAACACTAATTAGTCTCATTACTATAGTTACTTGATCCTGTCTATATTGTGTTGAAGGACCTATACCTAAATATCTCGCTCCTATTCCACCGCTTATCGTATTTACGTCATATCCTATAATTCCACCTTCTAATATAAGAGATGCGAATACTAAAGGTCTTAGTGGCTTAGCATCCTTACCTTCGTATTGTTCTCTGGTTTGCCTGATTAATTGTCTTTCTCTAGTTAGGTTTTCTAACCCTACTCTTTCTACAACTTTAAACCAGCTACCGTTACCAGCATCTTGAAGTGCTTTTATAAGCCAAGTTTCGGCTCCCTGCGTAACAGCGCTACTTAGATGAGCTACTACTTCGCTTGGACGTCTCTGTCCTGTTTTATCTGAAAATTGATATACTGCTATATAAAAAGGAGCTTCTGTAGATAAAGGACTATTAACTATAGTTAGTTTTTTAACTACAGATTCATTTATTGATATAGGCTCTTCTACATTAGGAGGTATACATGCTGTTAACAATAAAAAACCTACTAAGCAAATCTTTTTCATTAAAAAGCCCCTAGAGGTATAGTTATAACAGTAGTATTACCTTTATCGTCTACTACATTTAATGTAATGTTAGAGCCGTCATTGTTAAAACTTACGCTAGCTCCTCCTATTACAACGGTTCCCGATGACGATCCGGTGCCGTCGAACATCTTATCGACAACATCTTTAGATATTTGAGCGTATATTCTAGCTTCAACATTTCTTAAAAACTTCTGAAGATTACTCTGTTCAAGTTTACTTTCTAACTCTTTTCTAATTTTTTCTTGTTCATCTTTTATTTTTTGTTTTCTTTGCTCTTCCAGTTGTTCAATTGCAAATACGTGGCTAGAATAGTTAACTCCGCTAAAAGCCGGATTTTTAAATTTAAAATTTAATTCACTAGCTTTAGCGGAGTAACTCAGCATTAATATAACGAATAAAAATACATTTTTATTTATCACTAAATACCTTTCTAATTAGAACATTATTCTTATCTGTGCTCCAATAATGTTATTTACCACATCTTCTTTCTCTTGTATTGCATACTTTAGCATAATAGAAGAATTTTCGTCTATAGCATAAGAGAATCCAGCAAAAGCTGATTTTGCTTTACTGGTTTCAATCATGCCCTCTATAACACCAGTCATATCTTGAATGATGTCTTGTTCAAATCTAATACCGCCGTGACCAGTAACTTCAAAGTCACTTCTACCAGCATGTCTTACTGCCGTAAGATTTGGGCCAGTTTCAAATACACTGTCTCTATAATCGTATTCAAACTTTAAACCTGCAAATGGTCTAAATCCGTAGTTATCTGGCGTATAAAGTCTATTTACAAACCAAGTATCATAGCCTTTTGTAGAAGCTGTGTTCAGTAAGTTTAGACCGCGCATGAAATGTGATGTTTCAAACTCATTGTATGCTACACCAAAATTTGTTTTTAGTATCCAATCATCTTCTACTTTTAAAGCAAATATGTCAAATGAATACTTCTTTAGTTCTCCAGAAGACGCATCACCGCTTAGATCTGTAACCGCACCATTTAATTGAATGCCAAATAATAATGAATCATTATGTTTTTGTTCATACCCAATACCAAAAACATTTGTCGTGTAGCTATATGTGTCTTTGGTGCCAGAACGAAGAGAATATCCTGTAATATAAGCTTGAGAATCCTTGTTTACAGGACCCCTTGTTATGATCTTATTACCAAATACTTTATTTCTTGCCAATGGATCAGCTAGTGAATTTTCATTTTGAAGAGTGCTAATTTTGTCAAGTTTTGCTAACTGATCAATTCTAGTAGTGAAAAGTTGATTATCTTGTGTGGTGACTACTTCATTAGCCACAGAAGTCCCGGTTAATATTTCATTGACAACTGTCGTTGAGGTCGTTGCTGTTCCGTTTACAGTTGTAATAGATCCGTCACTCCATGTTTGAATTGTAGTTGGTGTTGTGCTTGTTACTACTGTGATAGGTGTTGTGTGCGTTGTTACTGTGGTGATCGGTGTTGTTGCAACTGTAGTGATGTTGCGATTTACCGTGAGCGTTGGGTCTTGTCTTGTGCCTGTGAATGTAGTTGTAGGAACATAAGCTGTTGTTCCTCTTGTGTTTGACACAGTAGTTGTCGTAGTGCCGCGGCTTGATGATTCTGAAACGATTGGTGTTCCAGCAACTTGACTTACAATAGTTGGTGTAGGATTGCCTGCAGATGCACCTTCTGCTGGTGTTGCTAGTGTTGTGAATCCAGCTGAGCTTGGTATTGTACATGACGCAACAGCAATCGTTGTGTCAGCACATGGACCAGCATAAATGCCAAGCTGTACAGAACTACCATTGCTTACATGATTACCCGACACTTCAAATGTAATCGTATATGTTGTGCCTGCTAGTAGGCTAATTCCTTGATAGATACCGTCAAATGTTCCGACAGCTCCATCATACCAAACACCGCCGTGTGATCCGCCGATGTCGTTCCAAGTGCCAGCAGCTGCTGGATACGTGCCGTTTTGATACCACACACCCCAGTTTGTTGGTGCTTGAATTGTTCCCGGTCCATTACTTGTGGTGATGTTGATTGCACCACCAGTTGTGAATGCTCCGTTTGTCAATAGATTTACGGTAGATCCTGATTCTGTTAACGACACGTTGTCAAATGTCCAGAATGCAGGATCTTGTCTGAACGCAAAACCGACATAGTTTGTTCCTGAGATATTTGGTGTAAAAGAATATGAATAAGTCTGCCAGGTATTTGGCGTATTGTTAGTAACTGTTCCAACATATCCTGAAGGAAGAGTTTGTGAAAAAGCGATTGCTGATATTAATAAGCTTGCAGTTGTTAATAATTTAAATAATTTACGGCTTTTCATTCCTTTCCTTTAGCATTAATACTATGTTAATCTTTTGATTAAGTCTTATTAAATCGTTATCTAACATTCTGACACGATCTATTAATGCTATCAATACAGTATTAGCTTCTGATAGAACAGGTTTAATTTCTGCCGTTGCCCATTTCCAAACGTAAAAAATAAGGTAACCCATACCGCCTGCAGCAACAATGGGAAATCCATATTTATTAATAAGTTGAACCATATCCATAGTTAATCCTTCACTTTTTTAAATACAGTATTACCCTGAATTACTGTTAATTCAAATTTATCACCTTCTTTCCAAGGTAAAGTTTGTTGTATCCTACTATTATTTTGATTGGGCATTAAAACTAACTCTTCGTCTAATACTAGAGAGCTATTTGATATTTGTATATTATAACCTAAGTAAAACACCTTAGTCCTTTCTAGCGTCGTTTTTACCGTCCGCTCTTGCAATTCTATCTGTATCTGGTTTTACTCCTAGAGCTGTAGATATTAGTGCATCAATTCTGATAATATCGTGGTTCATTGTTTTAACTCTGTTATCAAGTGCAACAATAATTCCACTTAAACCTTTTACAGAGCTTTGAACCCCTGCGAGAATGAATTTAAGAGTAAGAAATACAAAGTAACCACCGGCTATAGATGATGCTATAGGAAATCCTACTTCTGCAACCAGTTTAAAGAATTCTGCTTCCATGACGTGCTCCTTTATAGATATTATACACTTTTTTAAAAATACCACAAATAGTAAAAGAATACTTTTCTGTGCTTATGTAAATCTAAAAAATTAATGTTGCATAGGTAACTTGGAAGATTTTGGTTTGACTAGTAAAAAAAGTTTTGATAAACTACCAATAATTAAAAAGGAGTTCATATGCAGCTTACAAAAAACTTTTCTCTATCAGAAATGGTTAAGAGCGAAACAGCCCTTAGACACGGACTTGATAATACACCTGGAGAAAGAGAGATTGAAAATCTAAAGGCTCTTTGTGAAAATGTTCTTCAGCCTATCAGAGATGCTTTTGGCAAGGGTGTAAAAGTTAACTCTGGGTTTCGTCATCCAGAAGTTAACGCGGCTGTAGGCGGATCAAAGACCTCAGATCACTGCCAAGGACAAGCTGCCGACATTGAAATACCCGGAATAGCTAATGCAGAATTAGCAGAATGGATTAGAGATAACCTAGAATTTAGACAGCTAATTTTAGAATTCTATACCCCAGGAATACCAGATAGTGGCTGGGTCCATGTATCTTATGTAGAAGGTGATAATCAGAAGAAAGTTATGACCGCTATGAAAGAAAATGGAAAGACAGTATATAAACCAGGATTAATTGCATAATGATAGGCGGAAAAATATCGCTAGGTTTAGCAATAGCTCTTGTTACCGTATCTAGTGCCTTTTATATTTACTATGTAGATAGTCAAAATACTATTCAAATTTTACAAGAGAACGTAGCTAAATTAGAAGTAGCTGTAGAGATACAGAAGAAAACTATAGAAGCTATGAAAGAAGATTTTGCTAGACAAGCAAAACTTGCTAATGAATTACAATCTAATCTATCTAAGGTAGAAGAAGATAAAGCTAAGTTGTCTAATCTTTTAAAAAAACACAATCTAGAAAAGATTTTGAAAGATAGACCTTCTGAAGCAGAAAAAAAGATTAATAATGGAACTAAGAGAACCTTTAGGCAGATTGAACAAGATACTACTAGTAAGTAGCCTTGTTTTATTATCTGGCTGTTTTTCTAGAGAAAAAAAGATAGAGATATCTGCGGAACCTGTTAAAGTTCCTGTAATGCAGCCGGCTGCTGTTAGGGCTGTAAAATTAGAAGATGTAGAATTCAAAGTAGTTACTAGTGAAAATATAGATGACTTCTTAAAACAATGGAAGAAAAAATACGGTGATGACTTTGTATTTATAGCTTTTAGCGTTAAAGACTATGAAACTATGGCTTTAAATTTAGAAGAGATACGACGTTACATCAATCAACAGAAAGAAATAATTGTATATTATAGGAAGGTTACTTCTAATGAAGAAATTAAGTCTGATACCTCTAACACTCCTTCTCAGTAGTTGTATATTTACTGCTAAATTTGATTCTGTTGAATATTCATATGTAACTCAAATTAGAACTATCAGTCAGCTTTCTCGTAAACATTGTGACGATATGTCGTATATGAGAGATAAAACCCAACAGATGACGGAACTTAGTCTCACTTTAGTTCACTATTCTGAACATCTACCTAATAACAACCCTACATATAATATGAGCAAAGAACTTTTTAATATAGTAGAACCTATGCATAATAGATATCTTACTGTATCTAGAGTATCTAAAACTTATTGCGAAGAAAAACTGGAAACCATCATGGAATCTACAGAAACAATGCAACAAAGTATGAATAGGAGATCTAGATGAACCCAATATCCGAATTAACTAATCTATCTAGGCACACAGATTTTGCCGTTATTAGTTGTGCTAATAAAGCTATTAAATATCATAGAGAGTTTGAAGAAGGATTAATTTCTAAAGAAGAACATGAAGAACTATTAAGAGACTTAATCTCTCAAAAAAACTTAGCTAAATTTGCAGATGAGTTAGAGACTCAAGCAAAAATTGAAGAAGCAGTAAAAGCCTTAATAGCAATAGCTCAGGCAGCTTCTTAAAGGAAAGAGATGAGCGATGATACAGAACCTAAAGAGGTAAAACCCCCTGAGAGTTGGGTTCAAAAATACTGGAGACCGGCCATGGGTTGGAGTTACATGGCAATATGTTTATTTGACTTTATGTTAGCTCCTGTATTTTTTGGTATTTTATCTGCTGTAACTAAAATACCGCACACAGTGTGGAAAAGTTTAACTCTAGCAGAAGGTGGACTATTTCACCTAGCTATGGGCGCAGTATTAGGTATCTCAGCCTTTGGTCGCACTCAAGAAAAAACTGCTAAGATAGCTAAAGAAGACTGAGTGATTTGTATCTTTAAGACTTTCTGTATTAAATGTGGTAATGAGAACATAGATTGGAAACGTTCTGATGAGTCTGCTGAGTTAATATCTTGTTTTAAATGTCACGCCTTATATGAAACAGATACTACACTCATATCAGTTACTTCAACTGAAAGTCTTAGAGCATTACAACAAAAATAACTATAATAATACTTGCTTGTATCTGTCTTATTTGATAGTATAGCTACTATTGGAGTTATACATGGCAAAAAATAAAAATCAAAAACAGACACAAGCAGTATCAACTAAAAAGACTGGTCCTAAAGTTAGCGCACGACCTGTTTCTAGAAAGTATAAACTACTTGCTAGAAAAGATAGGTCAGAATATGATAGACTTGATTCTCTTTTTCAAAGTCTTCGCTGGAGAACTAGGATCATTGATAGACCACAAAATGCTCAAGAAAAAGTATTACGCGACAAATATCTTAAAGATAACGACGTAGAGTCTAGAGCAGCCCAATTACTTAATCAGTATGGAGAAGCTGGTCTACAAAGAGCAGCGGCTATTCAAGCTGTAAAAACTGATAAAATTGACTTACTACTTAATAAGTGGAATCCTCGTCTATCTGAATTTAAAAGAGTGCAGGAAGCCATGAAACGTGGTAGGATGGGTGAATTGTTAAAAGATGGAAAACTTTGATAAGTTCTTAAAACTAAGAGATGATCTATATCAAAGCATGACAGAGGCGGCCGCAACAAGGGTCGCCTCTGAATCTTTAGAGGATTCTCACTACATAGTTGCTGCCTTATTAGCTGCACATATAGCTTGTTGCTCTAGTATTATAAATAGCGGTCCGAAAGATTTTAGAAATCGCTGGGCTGAAGAGTTTATTAACGGAGTTAAGCAAGTTATGAATCGTAATGAAAAAAATACTAACACCTTGCATTAAGGTTTGTAAGATCTCTTATAAAACTAATACATGCGTAGGATGTCGTAGAACTATAACTGAGATACAAAATTGGACTCAGTATAGCGAACAGCAAAAGCTAGAAATAATGCTTGAGCTGTTATGGAGAAAAAAAGATGGTGGTAAGAACTAATGCCTATGAGCGTTCTCTGGAGCCTCTTCAGGTTTATAGAACTATTGAGCACCAAATGGTACATCAAGGAAGAACCTTTATCACAGACTTTGATTACGGTTCTGTAGGATCTGCAATTAGCAATGTTTTAATAAGAACTAATGCTACTGTGGTCCACCTTAGAAAAGTTGTTGGTTATAACTCTAGCGGGACATTGTTAATAAAAATATTTGAAAACCCTACCCTAACATCCGACGGAACAGGTGCATTTGTAAGGTGTGTTAATAGACATCCAGAAGAGATTACAACAAACCGTGCTTTTGTATATTCTGAAGCAGTAGCTAGTGCTAATGGAACTCTAATAGCAACTAATTATAACTTTGGTCAATCAGATTCTGGGGACCTTCAAAATGACGGAGTTCCTGAATATGTCTTAGCTCCTAACTCTAATTATATGATAAGTGTTGAACACTCCGGAGCTACTGCGACTGTAGCTCTATCAGTTGCCTGGTATGAGTGGGAACATTAATTTTTTTATTGGTATTTGCTAAAAAATATCTTATAATCTAAAAACAATTAAACGAGCCCATATAGCACAGCGGTAGTGCAGCGGTTTTGTAAACCGAAGGTCGGGAGTTCAATCCTCTCTGTGGGCACCAGATAATGCGACTATGGCGAAACAGCAGACGCGCTAGTCTTAGGAACTAGTCTCGAGAGAGGTGGGGGTGCAAATCCCTCTAGTCGCACCAATTTACAATGAATCGCCAAATAGCCCATTTTAGATGTATGCGTTGTGCCACAGAGTGGCAAGATTATGCGGGACCAACAGAATGTCCCGTGTGCCATCACCTATATCTCAAATGGGTTAACTACAAAGAATTTGGAGTGCATGTCTAGTCGGGGATACTAGCACCGCCTTGAAAGCGGTTGGAGCCTACGGGCCAGGGGTTCGATTCCGCCATCACTCCGCCAATTTCATTTTTATCTTGCTTAATACTTATTTCTGTAGTAAGATATCTATATGAATGATGAATTGCAGGGTGCTCGCCGCGCGTTTGTAGATTGGATGACCCAACTAGACGCTGACGCCGCTGGGCAGGCTCTGGCTGTGTTTAAAAACAAGCTAGAGCTTTGTGCTTTTCATAACTGTTTTGATGATGCTCATATTCATTATAAGCATCGTAAATACTGTTTACATCATTATAAACAAATTTCTGGAGAGGCCAACTAGCGGGGAGCTAGCACAGTTTGCTAAACTGAGGGTGCCTGCAAAGGGATGGAAATCGTACTTCCGGCTCTCCGCCATATGGACCTCTAGCTCAATTGGTTAGAGCATCAGTCTCTTAAACTGAGGGTTTTCGGTTCAAGTCCGAAGAGGTCTACCATTTCTTGTACCTATAGCTCAATTGAACAGAGCACTCGGCTACGAACTGAGAGGTTGTGGGTTTAAGTCCTACTAGGTACTCCATGGGTTGTTGGTGAAGCTGGTGCACACATTCGCCTGAAGAGCGAAGGAACTCTGTTCGATTCAGAGACAACCTACCATATTACGCCCCTGAAGTTCATATAGCTGAACAGACCCTTGGTAAGGGTAAGGAAACAAGTGCAAGTCTTGTCTGGGGCACCAGTTATGGTGGCTATAGTGTAATGGCAGCACTACAGATTGTGATTCTGTCAGACTCGGCTCAAATCCGAGTAGTCACCCCAACGGACTCGTGGTTCGAATAGTTAGGCAGCCGACTGCAAATCGGTAATATGCAGGTGCAACTCCTGTCGAGTCCTCCACATAATTTAACCGGGTATAGCTCAGTCTGGCTAGAGCACTCCGTTTGGGGCGGAGGGGTCGTAGGTTCAAATCCTGCTACCCGGACCATTTAAAAATAGCACTATACCAAATTCTTTTATTTTTATATTGCTCAATGCTAAAAAGTTTAGTAATATATAAAAACTGAAGCGGAGAGACAGGTAAAACCTCCTCTCCTACAAAATAAAACTCTTAAAGAGGACCGACAAAGAAAAGTCATTTTTTAGTTGGTAGTTACTTAAAAGTTTGATATTATAGATAAATAATGAGTTGGGGCGCTTAAGCCCCATAAGGATAGTCACAGTAATGTGATAAAAGCGGTAATCCCTACATAACCGCACCACTCTCCGAGTGGCCCACTTAAGCAAGCCCAGTTCCTAGCCTTCGGCAACGGAGGTAACAATGAACTAGGTGTAGTGAGAAAACGATAGCTTATAGGCCCGCAAGGGGAACCTAAGTTGTTGGAATGTAACGGGTGGTGCCGACTTCACTACAACACCAATCTAGCAGTTGGTAGAACAAAGGGTAGCATCTCTGTCTGAAGTTTAAGCAACTAAAGGCATTTTTGCAGTATCAGCGGTAGTGGATAAGCTATAAATGCTTATACATCGTCGCAAAATACGATCGAGTAGCGCGCGTCGCGAAAGATACGTGGTGTGTTGTATTTTGTATGTCAAAACCATACGGAGCAACGAGGCAGCACATCGCAGTAGGTTATTATTGTAGCTCAGTGGATGAGCATTTGCGTTGAAAGCAAACGGACGCTGGTTCAAATCCAGTCAATGTTTTAAAAAAGCAAAGTCTGCCTCGGTTATATGTGAAAGGTATCTAATACCAAGCTCGAAAGAGAACTTGGTCTGATGTAGCCCGCAAGGTGAAATCAGTTTATATTAAAAAATTCGTAGCTCGCAAGGCTTAATGGCTCGCAAGGTCAGCGGACGGTATAATATAGAGTAGCGTATAACGTCAAGTCTACTGCCAGACTTTAAAAGGCGATACTGTTGGTATACTGGGTGACCTTAACAGGCATCTGGTGGATGTCAAGAAAACCTCTACTGCAAATAGAGGGTACCTCTTGAAGTGCTAATATAGAAAGTGTAATCTCAGCTTTCCTTCAAAATGCGATAGTTTAGGGTAACCTAGATTATCGCATTTTTTGCGTCTAGAGTATAAAATTGCATTTTTATATTGCTAGATGCTCTAAGTTTTAGTATTATATATAAGTTGATGTTTTGAAAAACATTGTCGGATGAAGGATCTGCGGACGCGTAGTCTACTCGACACTAAGTGGCCATACTAGGTGTCTGATATAAATCTCGCAATGGCTGATGACGGTTGATCGCCGAGTCTGAAATTTGCGCTCGGACAATGTTTTTCAAAACACCAATATCGCAGGGTGGAGCAGTAGCAGCTCGTCTGGTTCATACCCAGAAGGCCATAGGTGCAAGTCCTATCTCTGCAACCAATTGAGGAGCGTTCGTCTAGCGGCCTAGGATCGCGGGCTTTCAATCCGTTAACAGGGGTTCGAATCCCCTACGCTCTACCAGTTTTGTATGTTTTTGATATAAAACATACCGTTCCTGCCCACGAAAGAAACTCACGGGCCGGCAGGGGCTTTTATGGGCTGTTAGCTCAGCGGCAGAGCAGCGTCTTTACACGGCGAATGTCGGCGGTTCAATCCCGTCACGGCCCACCATTTTTTACCGGTTTCGGTATGCCCGGTCTACTATTGCAAGCCATATAAGGCACGATTCAGTTGCGTACGCTATAGGGCCCGAGAGTATGATGTAGATAAAACCGAGTATTTTGTTGTATAATAAGCTGTAGTTTGTGTAAGTTGCTTGCTCTTAATAGGACCGGTCACCGTAGTGGCGAGCGGCGCAGACTTTTAATCTGCTATTATACATCGTGGGTTCGAGTCCCACCCGGTCCTCCAAAGATTACGATGACTACTACTATTAGTTATTGGGTAAATAAATATTTTTTAGAAGAAATAAAATATTGGCCCAGTAAAAAAATATCCAAAGAAGCTTATATAAAAGCTATTTTAGATACCGATAACCTTTCATTAAAAGAGAGGTTAAAAGTAAGTAATGATACTATCGCTAATATTAATAAAGTATTACCGTATCAAAAATCTAAAAGAGTTTTTTATTCTATACTAGATTTTTATGATAAAAAATTATGTCCTAAATGTAAAGTAGTTAAAGATAAAAAAGATTTTTTTAATAATTCTGTTGTAGCCAGTAAGTTACAATCTACTTGTAAAGACTGTGATAAAGTATATCAAAAAGAAAATCTCCATATATGGAGAGAAGCAGCAGCCTTAAGAAAAGCGTATCTTTTAGAAAGAACACCTTCTTTCGGCCAAGAGGGAATAAAAAATTTTTATTCTAAATGCCCAAAAGATTATCACGTAGATCACATAGTACCGCTTAAAGGTATTAACGTATCTGGACTTCATGTATTATGGAATTTACAATATTTACCAGCTAAAGAAAATCTTACTAAAAGTAATAAATTTTAAAAATTTTTATGGTCCCATAGTTTAACGGTAGAACACCCGACTTATATTCGGCATTGTCTCCAGATTAGAGAGCAGTCCAGGTTCGAATCCTGGTGGGACTACCAATTATAGCCGTATAGCTCAATTAGCAGAGCGCTCACCTGATTAGTGAGATGTTGTAGGTGCAACTCCTTCTACGGCTACCAATATTGCCCGCATGGCGGAATGGCAGACGCAACGGACTTAAAATCCGTAGTCTTTAGAGGCGTGCCAGTTCAAGTCTGGCTGCGGGCACCAAATTATCGGCATAGTGTAATGGTAGCACGACAGCCTCCAAATCTGTTTGTCAGGGTTCAAGTCCTTGTGCCGGTGCCATTTTTTAGTTGCAAGTTATCTCTAAACTTGATATTATTAATCATAAAGTTAAATGCCTTTGTAGCTCAACTGGACAGAGCAATCGGTTTCTACCCGAGCGGTTGTGGGTTCGACTCCTGCCAGAGGCGCCAGTTTCTAGTAGACGAGGGATTGACACGATACGTAACGTCAGTCAATGAAGACTGCTAGAGGAGAGCCTGTTGAAGAGGCTATGTAAAATTTCTCAACAAATTTCACACTCTGAGCTGTCGGTTGGTGAAGTTTTAGAGAGATGACAGAACGTTCCAGTCTGTGTGGGGGGTTGGAAAAGAGATCATGGCAAGATGCAACGCTCTTGTGCATAGCCCACACCAAATTTTAAAATGAAAAAACTAATCGCAACCATACTAACTATATGGCCTCTACAAACCTATGCTAACGACTGTGTTATCATAGGTTTTCGTGGTTTAAAAGGCCAATTTGATCAGACAGCTTTTGAAGATTATGCTAAATTACGAGGATTGTATCCTATAACACTTTATCATGAAGACTTAGATATTGCTATGTCTATAGTCGAAGATGAAAAATGCTACTATCTTTACGGTTTCAGCAAAGGAGCTGAATCTGTAATGAAAGTAGTTAAAGCTGCTTACGATAAACTATATCCGTCTCCAATAGAAGTTATGACTATTGGAGCGTATAAAACCGCCAATGTAGATTTTAGACCGTACAATATACAGTTTAAAAACTATTTTGATGAAAGCGGCAAGGGACAACGTTCCCCTGGTATTCATGTTGCAGGAATACCGCACAATAAAATGCAACAGTATGTTTTGAAAGAAGAAAGTGAGAAGAAATGAAAACCGTTGGAGATAAGCTAGAATCATTTAATATTAAAGGCGTTAAGCCAGGCGTATTAGAGGGTGAGGATGCTTTTGAGCATCTTGACGAGACTAGTTTTCCGGGTAAGTGGAAAGTAATAGTATTTTATCCTAAAGACTTTACCTTTGTATGCCCTACTGAGATTGTAGCTTATGATAAGCTAAATAAGGATTTTGAAGACCGAGATACCGTTCTTCTTATCGGATCAACCGATAATGAGTTCTGCAAACTAGCATGGAGAAACGCACATCCCGATCTAAAGAAGACTAATTCTTGGATGTTTGCCGATACTCTTCGAGAAGGGTTTGTAGATCCTGTAGAAGATGTCGAGATTACAGGCCTAGCCTATCAGCTAGGAGTTCTTGATACTACCTCTGGTGTTGCACTCCGTGCAACTTTTATCGTAGATCCTAGCGATGTTATTCAGCACGTCTCGGTGAATAACCTAAACGTAGGACGTAGTGCTGATGAGACCCTACGTATTCTAGATGCACTACAGACGGACGAGCTCTGTGCTTGCAATCGTCCTGTAGGAGGCGCAACACTCTCATGAGCTGGGTAGAAGGTTTACAGAGTTATGCGCCGGCTTATGCTAAGGATACTCGACTAAATCTATCTGCCGTGCTTACTAAGAGTAGTTTAGATGAAGCTACTGCTATGGGTTGTGCCCTAGCAGTAGCTTATGCACTAGACAGTAGAAATCTAGTAACAACACTGGCAGAATATGCTAGCCCAGAAGTAAGAGAGCGAGCACACGTAGCGGCCATGCTTATGGCCCAGAATAATATCTGGTATCCTTACGCAGAAGTTGCAGGATTTGAAGATAAAAATCCTAGATTACGTATGAATGGGATTGTTCAATACGGCGGACCAGAGTTTGAGGCATATAGCCTTGCTGCTTCTATCGTTGGAAAGTGTCACTTCTGTGTTCGTGCCCATGTCGATGGGCTAAAGAAACATGGTTGGACAGCAGAACAAATTAGAGACATAGGACGCGTTACTGCGGTAATTGCATCCTTGTCTAAGGCTTGAGGTTTAGTTAACCGAGCGGATCTCATAAGTCTGCCATTCTGGTGCGATTCCAGGTCAAGCCACCAATTAAATGCCAGCATTAAACAAATGCTGGCATTTTATATTTGCCCAGCACTTAAGAAAGTTGTATTATATATTACATTTTGGCAGTTTGCTAAGCTAAACCTGCCTGATAGCCCTAGATTAAGAATGGAAGAGTGGGCTTCTTCATCTTATTTAAATATTTGATGAAAGGAACCACTATGTCAAACTACTGGGGATATCACCTACGTATTGATGCACGCGCTTGCGTCATCGAAAAAATCAAGAGCATTCCGTATGTTCTTCAATATAACGAATCACTACTTAAACTCATTGGCATGAAGTCAATGGGCACTCCTTGGATTGAAGATTGTGGTCCAAAGGATCGCCCTGATCTATGCGGTATCACACTACTTCAGCCAATCGAAACCTCAAGCATTACTGCCCATCTGTGCAATGAGTCAGGCGATGGATATCTAGATATCTTTTCTTGCAAGCCGTTCGACAATGAGGCTGTAGTCGCTCACTTCCGTGAGTGGTTTGAGCCACAGAACGCAAAGTGGGACTTTACCATTCGACAGGCTTGCTAAGATGAGTTTTTCTCATCCTACAAACTACGTAGGCAAACACCTCTTAATTGAGGTGTTTGACTCTCCGGCTCTAACTAGAGAGAATGTGTTAAATGCAATGCTCATGGCCTGTAATGCGACAGGGGCAACTATTATCCATGTGCACGATCATCAGTTCTCTCCGCAAGGATGCAGCGGAGTAATTCTCTTAGCAGAAAGCCACGCCTCTTGGCACACGTTTCCAGAACTTAATTACGCTAGTATAGACATCTTTACTTGCGGTAATTGTGATCCTTGGAAAGCTATAGAGGTTTTGCGACGAGAGTTAGAAACTGATAGTATACGAGTAAAAGAAGAATATAGAGGACTTGGAGTCTAATTAAACCGGGAGAAATCCCGGTTTTTTTATTATTGACTACTGGACCTTACTACGATAAGCTTTAACTATGCGCTGCGTAGTTTGTAACGGTCTTCATTTAAAATTTCCATATAACTGTGAACAACGTGCTAAAAAGTTAAAAATCTTAGACGAGTTCTACGATTATATATCTGCTTACAACTTACACAGCTCCAAAAAGGATATCTATGGCACTTCGATTTCAGGGAAAAAAGATGAAATCTCACTTGGATAAAATGTTATCTAAGTATAAAAGAGGCGAATCAGTCGGAGCTACAGCAGAGGCTAGATTAAAAGCCAGAGGTCTTATCTCTAGAGAAACTGGAGAAAAGAAAAAAGGAAAATTAGGTAAATCATGAAAAAGTTACTATTATCTACTGCATTTGTTCTTATTGCAACAACTGCATTTGCACAGACAAAATCATATGACTGGAAAGTTTTAAGAGTTGTAGATGGAGATACTTTAGAGATTGATGTAGCCTCTATGAGACTACCTCCTGAATTAGGACTTAAAGTAAGAGTTCTAGGAGTAGATACGCCAGAAAAAGGTGGAAGAGCCAAGTGCCCTTCTGAGGCTGCACTAGCTGTCAAAGCTACTGAGCACACCAAAAAACTAGTAGAGACTGCAAAGGCTAATAATACCACTATTACTTTTAGCAAAGTTAAATGGGATAAATTTGGTGGAAGAATTAATGCCGATGTAATGGTTGGCGATGTAAACTTAGCTAAATCTTTAATTGCAGCTGGACTAGCTAGAGAGTATTATGGAGAAGAAAAAAAATCTTGGTGTGAATAATGCCTTATTTAAACCATAATATACCTACTATACCTTGTTATATTAGGAATGAGTATCTGTTTAATCACCGTAAAGGTCACGGGGAGTATACTCCTTGCAATATGCACTCAGTAGCTTCTATTGAGAATAGAGTTCCTCTATTTGAAGCATTTTTAGAAAATGGAGTAAATTGGACTCGTAGACCTATAACAGCCTTTTGTTGGAAGCAAGATGCTCCAGTTAGAGCATTGAATGAGCATATATATTGGGATTGTTTTAGTCCTTATATAGATGTGCAAGTTAGAGCAAGACTAAATAGATTAAGAGCTAAACTTATATCCCCAACAGGAGATAAGAGAGAAGGTATATATTTGTTCACTCTCGATTGGTCTTTTGAAAATAGAGCAATATTAGATACTAACTTCTCTGAAACTCCAGAACATAAGTGCGGCCACCTATTCCAAATGGACGAGGGCAACTACTACATCTATCCTAATAATAGAATTATCTGGCATGACAATGCCTGGGTGAAAGATCCTATAACTAGTAACCCAGGTTATGAGATTGATCTTACTATATATTCTGTAGAAAATAAAGATAAGATGTATACAGACGATAGTTATATGACTGAGTTTGTTATGGATGATAGCTTTAATATTCTTAAAGATTAATAGATGTTTAGCTTAACTCCCATCGCTAGAGATTATATTAGGTTTCTATGCAAAGAAAACAATAAGATAGCAGTTAAGCTAGAAGTTAAGGGTGGCGGCTGCTCTGGTTTTGTGTATAACTATGAATTTGTAGATAGTGCAGAACCTGATGATTTTGAGATAGATCTTTTAACTTGTAAGTTTTTTGTAGACAGTATGAGTTTGCTATATGTAGCTGGGACAGAGTTAGATTACGAACAGACTATTGGAAGCAGCGGTTTAAAACTTAAAAACCCAAATCAAAAAGCTGGATGTGGGTGTGGGAAGTCTTTTAGTATTTAGTTTTAACTTGCTAAATTACTCTGTATGTGAGATAATGTGTCTATGCTAAAGATAGTTTGTGAAGATAAAGCTCGTCAGTATATCAAAGATATTGAGGATTGGACTATTTCTCAGGGCGGAGTCTGGAAAGGATTTAAACTGACTAAGGTTGAATTTGATTGGTCTCCACATCGAGTTACTTCTCGAGGCGGAATGTATTCTTCTGGCCCTGGTATTAATATCGCTATGCAGCGATACGGCAGTAGTTACTCATCTGTAAAAGCATATAGAGTTCATGAGTATAAGTCATTTGATAAAGATCCTGATATCGGTGGATTTTTTACAGATAACAAGATGGACGGTCTAAAGATGATCCTGTGTCACGAGATAGCCCATGCTAGTCAGTTCTATCTGTATAAGGTTAATTACTTTAGGGACACTCCTCATGGTGAGACTTTTAAAACCATTTATAGAAAGATACGCAAGCAGTTTCTTAACTCTACTCTGCCAGATCAAGAGCCTCTCAGGGAAGAGTTTTGCAAGCAGGCTACTGACTTTACCAAGTTAGCAATGAGCGAACTATGATAAGAGAAGCTACTCTAAAAAATAGAATTACTGAATTAGCAATTGCTATTCGCGATAGCCAACAGTCCTTAGAAAATGTAGTAGGAGAGATAGAATTTCTCGAAAAACAAATAGGGCAGCTTAGATATCAGATAAAGTATGCTTATTGTTTAGAAGATGGAAGCTATATAGATCTAGAGACTCTTTGCAAAGAGCACGATAAACTTAGGTCTATTCTAAACTCTTTAGGTAATAGCTATGTCGGCTGAAGACAGAGTTAGATTGATGCACCAAGCATGGAGACAGCTAGACTATGATCTCGTGCAAGGCAGGCCTGATTTTTTAGAAATGGTCATGCGAGAATTTAATATAACTAAACAAGAAGCAATAATTTTGCTAGAAGAAATGGATAAATACCCACAATGACCACCCTAATGTTAGTAGTTATAGCCCTAGTAGTAGTGGCTCTAGTATTTGATTTTACAAATGGATTTCATGATGCCGCAAACTCTATTGCTACTGTCGTAGCTACTGGAACTCTTTCACCGCTGCAAGCTGTTTCGCTTGCAGCGTTTTTTAATTTTATAGCAATGTGGGTATTTGAACTCAAAATTGCTGCTACTATAGGTAAAGGTATAGTAGATCCTGGTGTAGTAGATCTTTATGTCTTGTTTGGATGTTTAACAGGTGCTATAACTTGGAATATGATTACTTGGTGGTTTGGCTTACCTACTTCTAGCTCTCACGCTATCATAGGAGGTCTAGTAGGTGCTACAGTAGCTAAGGCTGGATTTGATCCTTTGATAGATGGTGGTATAATAAAAATAGCCGCATTTATCTTAGTAGCTCCAGTCTTAGGATTTATACTTGGTGCTGGTATCTCTACTATATTAAAAGTAGCCGTACCAGAGAGTAAAACTACTGAACGTTGGTTTAAGTGGCTTCAAGTAGCATCTGCAAGTCTATACAGTCTTGGACATGGAACTAATGATGCTCAGAAAACCGCTGGTGTAATATTTTTGATATTGATTGCAGGCGGCTACTTAACTAAGACTGACGCAATTCCTTTCTGGGTAGTGTTTTCAAGTTTCGCAGTTATGGGACTTGGAACCTTAGCTGGTGGTTGGAGGATCGTACAGACCCTAGGATATAAACTAACAGCATTAAATCCCAGAAGTGGTTTTGCTGCTGAGAGTGGTGGATCTATGATGTTATTCGGCGCAAGCGCCCTTGGCATACCTGTATCTACTACTCACACCATTACAGGATCTATACTAGGAGTAGGATCTGCTCAACGTGAACCAGAAGTACATTGGGGAGTAGCAGGACGCATCTTAATAGCTTGGATTATTACTATTCCGGCCTCTGCCCTAATGGCTGCGGCTTTTTGGGTTGCTTCTATGACTGTAGCCGGCCACTTTTAATTTGCTGATTACTACAAGATAATATACAATTAAAAAATGAAAACTGAATTTATACTTGTTGAAACAATATCTCAACATCGCATGAGATATCTAGTAGAAGTACCAGAAGGTAAAACTTCTTGGGCGGAAGACACTGTGACTATGGAACAGGCAAAAGAATTTTCTCAAAAACACTTAGGAGATATTATAACGTCTTCTAGGGTTATCTCTAAAAAAGATGCTATTAAGCTCTTTAAGGAAGATAATGATTACCTAAAGAATTGGAACGATGAACAAGTAATGAGAAGCGGTTTTACTACTATAGAAGAGCTACCATGAACCCTAGAATTAATTTTAACTATTCAGACGATGACGACAACGAAATCACCTTATCTTTTAGGTCTCCTGATCTTGGTTATATGGTAGATAAGTTTAACGACTTCCTTAAAGCCATAGGTCACTCAGAAGAAGTTCGTGTTGTTAACACGGAACCTTACGATGTGACTGTAAGTGATTATTCATACGAAAAATTTAAGTAATCTTTTTGATGATTAGTCTTAAATATACTATAATATATTTATGATTGCATATTGCGAAGATTGTGGAGATGAATATCCCGAGGGCAGATTTGCTCTCGGGATAACTATTTGTCTTAGTTGCGGAGAACATCAAGCTCGCTTAAAAGCGCAAGCTCGTAGTAAACAGATTATGCCTATGCATAAGTCTAATTATGTATATCTTGGCAGTGATATAAGCCTACACCGCCAAAAGGCAAGAGAAATGGCTAATAAAGTGATTGGAATCTAATGACCGAAGAAACAGTTATTCAACTAAAAAAGTTCCCTAAAGAATATTACGCATCCACGCAGGATCTAAAAAATCCTAAATGGAGACGTTTTCGTCCTTGGCCCGCTAAGAAAATTAATGGCTATGAGATGAAAGCCGGTGTAGTAGCAGTCCGGCATAATTAAACAATAAATTTGCTATCTACCCAAAAGTTTCGTATAATGTATACATGATGAAGATTGCAGATACAATTAAGAATATGAAGCAGCTCCGTAAGTTTGATAGCCTCGCCGAGGCTCAGCTGTTTCTCGACAAGGTCTATGCTCTAGAGGAGTCTCGACCCGTCCATTACAAGTGCACTCTGGTGCGTCACCGCCCTCAGTTTCAGCATTGATCTACGTTCTATCTAGATACTAGCCCTTAAGCCCAAAGTCGTAATTCTAGAAGACATTCGAACCGATACGTGAGGTTCAGCAATACAGTTGAACGATCGCATACCCACCCACCTCCACCGCGGTATGCGCGGATCTAGCGCCTAGTCTGAGCCGGCCTATTCTACTCAGAATCGTTCTAATATAAAGGGCCCTTAGCTCAACGGGAGAGCATCGCCTTTGCACGGCGGGGGTTAAGAGTTCAAATCTCTTAGGGTCCACCATTTTTTAGAAAATTATACGCAGTAGTGTAATCATAGCACACCACCCTTTTAAGGTGGAGCTCCTGGTTGGAGTCCAGGTTGCGTATACTGGCTACTAACTCTATTTTAGTCTTTACGAGACCGATGTTCCATCGGGCTGTATTTTTAGAAGCAAAGAGTTTTTAGCCACTAGTCTGATACTAGCCGATATCGTAGTCGAAATACAGACAGGCTAACCCAAGTCCGTGGTGGTTAGCAACTCTTGGGGGTATAGCTCAGTTAGTAGAGCAATCGGCCGATAACCGATAGGTCATAGGTGCAAACCCTGTTACCCCTACCGTATAAAAGCACATTGACGGAGAGAAATCCTCTTCGGTCTTCTGACAAAGGCGATGAAGCACGTGTCAGCGTGAACCCGGTATCAGTGTGTTTCTATATGGTATAAAAATTGTAATTGACCTTCTGTTCGAATTTTATTATACTATTCGAATGAAAGATAAAATTATCCTTCTCTTAAAAGAAGGCAAAACATATAACGAAATACAAAAATTATTAGGCTGTGCTAAGTCAACTATCAGTTACCATGCTAGTAAAATAGGTTTAGGAAAAACTAGAACAATCTATAATTGGAATGAAATACGATCTTACTATGAAAGTAATGAAGGTATAACAATTACTGATTGTATTGCAAAATTTGGTTTTTCAAAAGCGTCTTGGGATAAAGCAGTTGCTAGAGGAGATATAGTATCTAAAGTTAAAAAATTAACTCTAGATGATGTCTTAGTAGAAAATTGTAAACACGCTAGGCACTCTTTAAAAAGGTTACTGTTGAAACATAATATACTTGATTATAAGTGTGCAAGATGCAGTATTAATACTTGGAATAACGAGTTTTTATCTCTAGAATTAGACCATATTAATGGTATTTGTAACGATAATAGATTAGAAAATCTTAGATTTTTATGCCCAAATTGTCATAGTCAAACACCTACTCATGGTGCAAAAAATAAAATTTTTCAACGAAATATTAATAACCTTTCATCTAGTGGTAAGATGTGATACTCTGAATATCAACAGCGGGGTTCGAGTCCCTGAAGGTTAACCAGTTTATTGGGGAATCGTCTAGTGGTAGGACAGCGGCCTTTGACTCCGTTTACGGTGGTTCGAATCCATCTTCCCCAGCCAATACTTTTAAATATGTAGTAGGTATCTTACTACATATTTAAGCGTATTACGCGGAGTTGGCATATAGGTTGTGCTCCAGCCTTCCAAGCTGGCTAAACGAGTTCGAATCTCGTACTCCGCTCCAATTATGTTAGAATGCATTATTCTAGGCGATAGTATTGCCAAAGGGATAAGTATGGCTTATCCTGAATGTAAAAGTTATAGTGTTGTTGGTATTAGTAGTTCTAACTGGAGTAAAACCTTCGGTCATGTAGATCTAAAAGCTGCTACTGTAGTAGTTAGCCTAGGAACAAATGATAAAGGGTTAACTCTACAAGAACAGTTATTGCAAATTCTCTCTGTACGAGATAAGATTAAATCTTCAAATATTATTTGGATTAATCCTCCTTGTAATGATATATTCTGTAATAAGGAAGCTAACTATGTTATGCAATCGTTGTCAACAATGTTTAGCGATACACTAATTGAGACAGTTAAATTAGGTAAGGACGGTATTCATCCTACTGCGGATGGATATAAGGAAATGGCTGCGCTTATTAAAGCAAAGTCTAAACCTCAAACAGTTCTTCCTATGTGGCCATCAGATAGGTGGGGGCAGACTACTTTAGGTCCTCCTACTTCTCTTTTACCACAAAATTAATGCGGACGTAGCTCAGCGGTAGAGTTGCACGTTGCCAACGTGTATGTCGTGGGTTCGATCCCCATCGTCCGCTCCATTTATATTCCCAGATGACCCGAATTGGTAAGGGAACCGGCTGTTAACCGGTCGCCAAAAGCATTGGGGGTTCGAGTCCCTCTCTGGGAGCCAATTTAACTATGTCTCTCTGGCAGAGTGGCTATGCGCCCGTCTCTAAAACGGAGTAGAGGGGTTCAAATCCCCTGAGAGGCACCAAATTTGAGGAAATATGTTTAAGCAAACAGCCTAGGCCAGAGGGCCTCCTAATCTTCTCTTTTTCAAATTTAAACTATAAAAAAGAGGAGATACTATGAGTATAGAACTAAAAATTAAAGCTAAGCATCTTGCGCTTGAGCCTAGCATTATCAAACGAGAAGAGCGCAAGCTTAAAAAACAAATTGATCACTATAAGGTCTATCATCAAATAACAGAAGACCTAGAGTCTACTACGGTGTATAAAAACCATCGTGAACTGTATGGTCTACATACTAAAAGACTAGGGCTGATAAGCCATCGTAGACGGGATGTCAGAAATGAATCTCGCGCAACAGAATTAGCGAGAGCCTATATTGCAGGCAAGCCCTATGCTCTAGTCGAACAAAGTCGCAAAGAGGAGATGTTATTCAGACATACCATCGCTCCTAGAGTTCATAAGCTAGTGACAAAATATGGTTTATATTCGACGACTTTAGATCAAATACTTAACTGGTCTAACTTAGATAAAAAATAAGTTGCTATATGGTTAAGCTTTTGATAAGATATAAATAACATGGAGGCTATTCCCTACACCCGTCTGTAAAACGGGCGTCCCTAAACAGTAGGGGTAGTTCGGACAACTTGTGCAAGTCGAGTAGCCTCCACCAAAACGGCCCTGTCATCTAGCAGTTAGGATAACGCCCTCTCAAGGCGTAAACGCCGGTGCGAATCTGGTCAGGGCTTCCAAATCAGGAGAAAGAAAAAATAAATGAATAAGTATGTAATCGCGCTTGTAGCTTCTCTAGCTGCAAGTTCTGCACTAGCTGGTGACGTATATGTTGCTGGTAATCTAGGAACTCAGGTAGAGGGTGCTAGGGAAAATACCCTAGGCCTAGCTATTGGAACAGATCTAAATAAGAATCTTCGTGTAGAGGGTGCTTATGAGTATCGTGTCGATAGCAAGGTGCATAACCTATACGGTCATGTAATGCCTCAGGCTACTATTCCTACAACTGGGATTACTCCCTATGTTCTAGTAGGTCTAGGGGCTGATCTAGAGTCTCTAGATAGTAAGCCTCTCTATGTCCTAGGAGCTGGAGTTCGTACCGAACTAACTAAGACTCTAGACCTAGATCTACGTTATCGTAGGATCAACTCCGTTGATAACAACGATCTTAGAGAGAGCGTTACCGCTGGTATTGCTCTAAAGTTCTGAGATAATTCTCAGTCCATACTAAGGGGACGAGAGTAATCTCGTCCCTTTTTTATGTCCCGATGGCGAAAAGGTAAACGCGACGTTCTCAAAAATCGTTTTCTGTCAGTTCGAGTCTGACTCGGGACACCAAGGCCTTATAGTTTAGTGGTAAAATCCCTGTCTGTCTAACAGGTGTCGAGAGTTCAATTCTCTCTAAGGTCGCCATTTGTTTTTATATAGTTCTTGCTTATTATACCTAAAAAAGATATAATATAAGAATGTTCAACAGTAAAGTCAGGCTTGTAAAAGCTGATCGAAATTATTTCAAAGGTAACTATCCTTTTAAGATAGGTTACCAGCACGCGTATTCTGATCTCCCGTGGGCTAACGGATACGACCTTTTAGATTTTTCTAGTCAGATGCAGTATGAAATGGGTAGACTAGTCGCAACAGCCTTGAAAGCTAAGCGCCTAGCCCCAGTTTGGAAGGCTGACGTCGAGTGTCCCAGGGATCTACCTAGACTATATCGTGAACATTGCTACGATGTAATTCCCTTGAGGAAGAAAGTCTCAGCCGAAAGGTGAGACAAAGGAGTAATAATGTATAAGTATGTAACCAGAGTAGCAAAGGCTATCTGGGCAACACTAGTAAAGGTTAATGTAGCCTTTACAGAAGCTAAAATGGCCCGCGCAGAGTGGGAAGTATCTCAGCATCTTCGTATGCAGGGATATAAAGACCTAAGTGAGTATCAGAAAGAGAAGCTAAGGTATTACCAACGTGCAAATTTTTAAAGATATCAAGGTAGAAGGCAACAAAGGACAAATTGTTCACATTGACGACAGTTATGCTCAAGTCAAGGTAGACAGCCAAATCTTTTGGATCAGCCGAGAAGATCTTGATAAGCTCATGTCTAGAGAGGATGAAGAGTCTGGTAGCTAACGCTACCGGACTCTAAGCGTTATATGGGATCAACAGCACCGTTCAATTTAGCCCACTATGGGTGTGATATCTATGTAGAAACAGGCACAGGCCATGCTAACTGCTTAAAACAAGCAGTAGCATCCAACTGTTTTAAGAGGCACTATTCAGTAGACATAGATGAAATTCTAGTTAGAGATGCTCGCAGAGTATTTCCACAAGCCATAATAGAACAAGGGACTTCTGTAGAAGTATTAGAACGTTGGTTGTCTTCAGGAGAAATTAAAGATGAGGAACGGGTTTTATTTTTTCTTGACGCTCACTTCCCTGGTGCTGATTTTCGAGGAGCTACGTACGATGTTAAAGCTCCTAATGCGGTACCTCTAGAGCAAGAGTTAACACTCATAAAGAAATACAGACCACACGGTAAAGATTACATCATTTGCGATGATGCTAGGATCTATGATATGCGTCAATGGCATAATGGTGCTATTGAGTGGTTGCAAGTTCCAGGAGGTCTGAGTTTTGTCTATGAACTCTTTTCTGAGGATAAGGTTAATATAGATCTCAGAGAAGAGGGATATATTTTAATTGATAACAGGTAATGTTAAATGGGAAAAAAGAATACACTAGATAAATTCTATACTGTTGATACAGTTGCACAACACTGTGTCAATAAGACACGAGAACTAGTAGGTTTTAACTATAACGTAATACTTGAGCCCAGCGCAGGATCTGGCAATATCTGGAAACTATTACCACAAAATAGATTAGGTCTAGATATTGCACCAGAGCACCCTGAATTAGTAGAAGCTGACTATCTTAATTTTAAATGGGATACTGGTCTAAGTTATCTTGTAATAGGTAATCCACCTTTTGGAATCAATGCTAACCTAGCTAAGCAGTTTTTTAACTACTCAGCTAAGTTTGCAAGGGTAATTGCTTTTATTGTTCCTCGTAGCTTTAGAAAGGTTAGTGTTCAGAATCAACTTGACCTAAACTTCAAAATTATCTATGATGAGATATTACCTACAAATAGTTTTACCTTAGAGGGAAAATCGTATGCAGTGCCTTGTGCATTTCAGATATGGGTTCGTTCGTCTCCACCGAGACAAAAGATAACCTTACCGCTTACTCATAAAGATTTTTCTTGGTCTATACCAACACAGTCTCAATTTTCTCTACGCAGGGTAGGCGCCTTAGCAGGCAAGATAAACAGAGATCTAAGCTATGCTGAAGCTAGCAACTATTTTATTAACTCACACATAGAGCCTGAACTTCTCTTCGAGAGATTTCAAACTCTTTATTCCAAACTAAACGAAACTGCTCAAGATACTGCAGGTAATCCTAGTATTGGCAAAGCAGAAATAGTCAACCTCTATACACAACAATATGGCTGAAAGACAATTACACGGACTCCAATGGGAGTCTCATATTAAAAAACAACTTAACCTATCATCTAACTCTTATACCTCCCACTGGGACGGTGAGTTGGATGGGTTGCCTCTAAGCATTAAATGCATGGGCATTTCTAATGCTCTAGAGATGTCGTCGCTTTTAAGATTCTGGCAGTCTCCTCCTTTCTTAATGATAGTAGGTTGGTGGAAAGATACCTATACTAAACAGGTAGAAGGATCTCAAAAACTATTTTTCTCTGAGGAGATTCTCAGCCGTTTGAGAGGAACACTCTCTCTTGAAGATATTCAAAAGGCTGTAGATACTTTAACCATTAAGAATTTTCCAGAAGGACGCCATGAAGAAGCTAGGGCATGGTTTAAGCAGTGGAAAAAAGACCATAGCCCTAAGGCAGGTCTACTTACCTTAACAGGTAAAGTAGATAGTAAAACTCAGAGGAGATGGCAATGTAGTATTAACCGAACTAACTTTGTTAAGTTATTCGGTCCGCGACGTTGCGATCCCTTAATCTAATAAGAGGGAAAAATGAATACAATTACACAAACCGTAGATGAGGGTCTTAGGTCATATCTCATCGGCGTCTACAACAAGATGATCACTGCACTCCTAGTTACAGCGCTAACTGCCTGGGTAGCCGCTCCTTGGGTAGCCACGCTAGGCAGCTTTAATATCGTCTTAGTTTTCTTACCCCTAGCATTCGTCTTAGCCTTAAATTTCATGGATAGGATGTCTGAGACAGTTGCCCACCTAGTATTCTATCTCTATGCAGCCGCTACTGGATTAAGCCTAAGTTCAATCTTCTTAATCTTCACCCTAGGCAGCATAGTACAAGTGCTCTTAATCTCTACTAGCGTTTTCGCAGCAGCAAGCCTCTATGGATACTCTACTAAGAGAGACTTAACCTCTCTAGGAGGGTTTCTCTTTATAGGCCTAACAGGTATCGTAGTGGCATCAGTAGTCAACCTGTTCCTAGGTTCTTCTATGCTTAGCTGGATCGTCTCTGTACTAGCAGTCCTAATCTTCACAGGTCTTACTGCCTACGATACTCAAAGATTATCAGAGGAATACTACTCAAGTGGATTAGTCTATGGATTCAGTTCTCAGGCTCGTAGCAGCATCTTCGGCGCTCTTACGCTCTACCTAGACTTTATCAATATATTCATCCATCTCTTACAACTCCTGGGTCAGCGGCGTGAAGATTAATCCAGTATTTCGTACTGCATTATATCGCTATCCACGTAGGAAAGCCCTAGTCTACATTAAGAATTTTGTAGACTGGGGCCTTTTATTATGAGATAATAACCTATGATCAAAATTAGCCTAAAAGATATCGCTAAGAGACTGCCTCATGTCTATGACTGGCAGCATTCTCTTCTTTGTAAGCTTCCTCTATTTCATTTTGTCGGTAATTTCTGTGTAGCTGGTGGAGCCGTTCGATCTCTCCTAGAAGGTAAGACAGATATTGATGGAGACATTGATATCTATACTTTTTCCCAACAGGATAAGACGGAGCTAGCAACTGCTCTTATCAGTTCCGGTTTTAAAGAAGTCTCCCACACTGAGTGGAGTCGCACCTTTAACGGTAATGGTATAGATGTCCAGATAATGGAACAGATGTACGTCGACGAAACCGATGTTATTCAGAGTTTTGATTTCACGGTAACTCAGGGCGCTTTCACTCCTGACAAAAATGAATTCACTTTTGGACCCTGGACCGTCTCAGATGTCAACACTAAGACCCTAGCCATTAACAAGCTCAAGCATTCTGATAAGATTCTAGGCCGTCTTGTTAAGTACTGCAACTATGGTTATGAGCCTACTCATGACGCGCTAACGCAAATCTACGAATTTATTCGTCTTAGCCCCTCTACTAAGGTAAGCCCTTATTACCGCAGGGGCCGTAAGTATCTTTACTAATATGGAAACCATGACAGCCTGGAATAGGAATATTCCATTTTTTGAACACGAAATCGCTCCTCTCTGCAAGTCTCCTCGTATCTTAGAGGTGGGATCTTATCAGGGTATGAGCACTCGCTGGATGCTAGAACACCTCCAGCCACAGGATATGACCTGTATTGATATTTGGAGAGAGACTGCACAGCATGAAGGTGCAGATTTCAAGAGTGTAGAAGCACAGTTTGATCGCAACATAGAGCCGTACCAACACAAGGTTACGAAGCTCAAAGGAGATAGCTGGAGCCAACTCTTGCATCTCAATCAGATTAAACGGCAGTTTGATCTCATCTACATTGATGGAGATCACTCAGCTCAAGGTGTTCTCCGAGACCTAGTACTCTCCTGGCCCCTACTACTTAAAGGCGGAATTATAGTTTGTGATGACTATGTCTGGAAAGAGAATACGGAGGCTTGGCGCTTAGGCTTTCGAGATTTTCACTCTCCCTTAGAGACGCCCAAGATGGCGATAGATGCGTTCACTCTCATCTACTCCGATCAGATGCGTCATTGGATGAGCTACTACCAGTATGGAACGGTAGCTTTTATGAAAATCTCAGACTAGACTCTAGACCTAAATTGTGCTATAAATATATGTGATAGATTGCACAGACGCAGTTAACGTATCTCCCATATTGATCCATATGGAACAATATAGAGAACAACCTATATACTAATAGGTTGCTGCCTTGTGAGGGATATCGGATATATCGAATAGATCTTTATACCTATTAATAGGTCAGAACTCGTTTATAAGTTTGACCGTAAAATGACGTCGCTGGATGCCGCGGAGCGGCACCACGAAAGTAACGCTGCCACGGAGTGGCACCACGAAAGTAACGCTGCCACGGAGTGGCACCACGAAAGTAACGCTGCCACGGAGTGGCACCACGAAAGTAACGCTGCCACGGAGT